AAGTATTATAATAATATAAGTACTTTATAATTATATTATAGGTAGTATATTAATATAATAGATTCAGGCATTTTTACTTTTGCCGTTTGAGTGCCCTAGCAATCATTAAATTATTCCCTTAACTTAGCGGACACATACCAACAAATTAACCAATGAATATAAACGCCATTTTAAGCCAATTTAAGGACCTCAAGGTACTTAGTAGTACATGGACAAGCCATGCCTTGAGAAAATAGGTAGTAACCTAATTTAAGGGCTAAATAGACGGGTTTTTCGGGGTACCTACCCCCTACCCTTTGTTTTAGCGTTAACAAAATTTTAACACCCTTGTGCCCCCCAATATTCTGATATAAAACAATGATTTTAACATTTTTAAACATTTGAGATGAAAGATACTTACGGCAAACGAGAGTACACTTGTAAATGTGGTACGATAACTGATGGATACGTTTGGTTTAGTCAAATTAAGACTACACAGTTTGAATGCACTAATTGTGGCAAGTGGTTAGGTTATGATAACCTAGAGAAGAAGGTCACTAGCATTATTTCAATACGCACACCAACAAAGAATAGATAATATGAACGCACAATTCAAAGAAATAGCTAAAGAGGCTTTTATCATCGCCTATAAGGAGAACTTTGGCAATATCACTATATCATGTGAGGCTTCTGGAGTTGGTAGGACGCAGTATAAGACTTGGTTGAAGGATGATCCTGAGTTTGCTAAGAGATTAGCTGAAATCGAGCCTGAGGAAATTATGCTTGACTTTGGCGAACAAAAGCTGATGGAGAGGATTGCTAGGGGTGATACCTTAGCTACCATGTTCTTACTGAAGACTAGAGGTAAGAGAAGAGGGTATATAGAGAAGACTGAGGTTGCTCATGAAGGAGATGTGGTTAAGCAAATTACAGTCAACGTAGTTAAACCGAATCAAATTGGAGATATTATGAAACAAGTAGACGGAGATGAGCACAAAGCGTTACCTCAAGGTGAGATAATCAACTTTGATACGCAAACAGAGCCAGGAATGGTCGTACCTGCTTACAAGGCTGGAGAAAGTGATGAAATCCCACTTTACAACCATGATAAAGGTGAATTATTGGATATTAATGAAGATGGTGAGTATGAGGAGTAGCTACAATGCCTCTATTTCGCATTTTAAGGCGATTCTACGGCTTTTAACCCTATGTGTAGTACTATCTATCCATTTTGGAATTGAAAGGCTTAAATGGGGCTTAAAATAGCAAAGGGGGTCTACCCTTGTATAAAACCAAAAGTTTTCTAATGGTAAACACACAACCAATTTTTTAATTTTTTTTCCTATGTCTTATGAATGTAACCACAAACATCGTCTTCGAAGTACTGCAAAACAGCCAAAAAAAAATATCAGTTATGCAAGGCGGAACAAGGTCTGGCAAAACTTACAATGTATTGACATGGTTTATCGTGAAATTATTACAAGAGAAGGGAAAAACCCTAACCATTTGCAGATCCTCGTTGCCATCCATAAAAGGCTCAGTGATGAGAGACTTTATCGAAATACTCTCGAAATATGGCTTATACTCAGAAGAAAAGCACAACAAATCAGAAAATCTTTACTTCTTAGGAGGCAATGTCGTAGAGTTCGTCTCTACCGATCAGCCACAAAAAATAAGAGGTCGTAAAAGAAACTACTTGTTTATAAACGAGGCAAATGAGGTAAACTACGAATCTTGGATGCAGTTAGCATTAAGAACCACAGAAAAGATTGTAATTGACTATAACCCTTCTGATTACTATTCTTGGATTTACGATAAGGTTGTTCCTAGAGAAGATGCCGACTTTACCATTACTACCTACCTAGACAACCCATTTCTTGAAAAATCAATCGTAGATGAGATTGAGAGGCTTAAAACAGCCGACCATGAATATTGGCGAGTTTATGGCTTAGGAGAGAGAGCAATATCCCAAGCGACCATTTATACGCATTGGAAGCGTAGACGCAACTTTCCTGATGGCGGAGATGTCTTTTACGGACTTGACTTTGGCTTTAACAATCAAACAGCCCTTGTTAGGGTTAAGAACTTTGATGGCGAGTTATTTGTCGACCAATTAATCTACGATACCAAAATGTCAACCGCTTTACTAATCGACAGGATGCGTTCTTTAGGGCTTGATAGGAACTCGGAGATATATGCCGACCCTGCTGAACCGAAAACCATCTCGGAGGTAAATAAGGCAGGATTTAACTTGAAGAGTGCTGTGAAGGATGTTTATGCAGGAATCAACAAGGTAAAATCATTTCCTTTGCATATTAAGTCAGAGTCTTTAGATTTGCTTGATGAGATTAAAAACTACAAGTGGAAGACCGATACAGATGGTAACACACTTGATGAACCTGTGAAGTTTCGAGATCACTTAATGGACTCTATGAGGTATGCCATATACACAAAATATGCGAAACCGAAAAGAGGGTGGGTTGTATAGCATAAAAATTTGTTACTTTTGTAAAAATAATATATAGCGTGAATTTAACGGACATACTAAAGGCAGCTAACCCTTTTCAACAAAAGGCAGCTCCAAAGGTGACTTTTAACAATCCTTTTACTGATTTCGGTGGATTGATTGGCGGAAGAACACTTTATCCAGAATTAGACCAGGAAAAATTTGTACTTGACTATAAAAACAATAGTGAGGTATATGCTATCATCAAACGTATCTCTAAAACAATTTCTACAGTTCCTTTCTACGTTTACCAAGTAAAGAACAAGAAAGAGTTAGCAAGATACAAGTCAATGCTAAGTAATGCAACATCTACAACAGATATTGCTAAAGCTGAGTTAGTTCGTGTAAAAGCAGTTGCTGAGATTGCTGAATCACCTTTAAACGACTTATTAGAAAAACCAAATGAATATCAATCATTCTCTGAATTTATCGAGAGTGCTGTAGGTTATAAACTAATTACTGGTAACACTTACATCTGGGCGAATAGATTAGCTTCAGGTAAGGTTGCAGAACTTGTTACACTCCCATCTCAATACGTTGCCATTATTTCTGATGGTACAATAAATGGGGTTGAAGGTTATTCTTTTACGCTAGTTGGATGGGATCAATTAGATGCGAAAGACGTAATCCATCTAAAATACTTCAACCCTTACTTTGACACTAACGGTAATCAATTATATGGTTTGTCGCCTTTACAGGCTGCTTACAGAACTGTTCAGCGTTCTAATGATGCGAAGGATACATCTGTAGGTATGTTACAGAATCAAGGACCTAAAGGTATCTTGTCTGCGGATGAATCAAATGATTTCGGACCAGAAGCTGCAGGAAAGCTTAAAGAAGATTTTTACAATCAATACGGAACAAAAACTCAAGCTGGTATCTTAAAGAATGCTGGTAAGATTTTGATTGCAGGTGCAAAGTTGAATTGGATTAACATGGGTTTAAGTCCTATTGACTTGCAGTTATTAGAATCAGAGAAAGTAACACTTAGAGAACTTTGTAATGTATACGGAGTAAACTCTGCGTTATTTAACGATCCTGATAATAAGACTTATAACAACATGAAGGAAGCTAAAAAGGAAATGTTGACTCAAGTAGTCCTTCCTGAGTTAGTAGCTCTTCGTGATGCTTTCAATAGATTCTTTCAACAGAGATTGGTCAAGGTTACTATATTGATTTNGATTTGACAGTATTCCCTGAATTACAAGAGGACATGAAAGAGCTTAGTGCTATCCTTTCTCAATCTTGGTGGATTACTCCAAANGAGAAGAGAGCAGCTATGCGTTATGANACTATGGAAGGAACNGAAATGGATGAGATATTTATNCCAGCAGGTTACTTGCCTATNGATGAGTTGACTATGTTNCAAGACCCTAGAGATGCACAACAACAAAGCGACTATAATTTGCCACCTGTAAAAAGTGAAGGTTTTTTTTTGAGTAAGAACGAGCAAGTAGACGAAGTATTTACAAAGTACAAGGCTACCGTTAACATGAGCTACTCAGAATTAGAAGCCTGGTCAAATACAGAATGCTCAAAGAAGGCATCACTTGACAGAAGCCCTATTATTAGAAACCTAAGACTATTGTCTAAGAAGAAAGAAGATTGGACTACTAAAGATGCAGAAGATGCAAACAGAACTATAAGCTTTGTGAGCAGAATGAAAGGAGCAGAGCAAGGTAAACCAGCATCAGAAGGTTGTCCTTCTAAAAGAGATATATCACTTAAAAATTGGGCTTACGATCCATCAAAATAAATACTATGAAATCATTTGACATCTTAGAAAAAACAATTAACAACCTTTTAGAATTAAAAAGGTTAACCGAGAAGAATGCTAAAGGTATTGCTCATGCAAATAAACTTATAGCTGCTGGTGATGTAATTACACCTGATAGTTGGGTAAGACCAACAGCAGAAATGGAGAATGCTTATCTAGAAGAAAATGGATATGATAAATACTGTCTATGGTTTCTTGGAGTAGACCCTGAGCTTAGTGAAGACAC